GAGAGCCTGTGGATGCTGGCCGGGCGGGACGACGTGGCGTTCGTCGCGCAGTTTGTCAAGCGCATGCGCAGCTTCAGCGACGATGGCCGGACGCTGCATGGAGCCTATGGGCGACGATGGCTCAGCTGGTTTGGCGAGGCTCCCGAGGATGGCGACCAGCTGACCCGCGTCATCAATGCTCTCAAGAGCAACCCAGACGATCGTCGCCAGGTCATCTCCATGTGGGATGGGCACCAGGACCCAACGGTCGCTCAGCGAGGCGGCAAGGACGTGCCTTGCAACACCCACATCTATGTCTGGATCGATACGGACGGGTGCCTCTCCATGACGCTCTGCAACCGCTCCAACGACATCATCTGGGGAGCGTATGGTGCCAACGCGGTCCACTTCAGCTACCTCCAGGAGTATCTGGCGGCGGGCGTGGGCGTCCCTGTGGGCCAGCTCTACCAGGGCTCCAACAACCTGCACGCCTACCACGCCACGCTGGAGCCGCTGCTGGAGCTCGGTGAGCAGGGCTACAACCCCCAGGAAGACCCATACGCCTGCGGTCTGGTCGAGCCCTACCCCCTGGTCTCCACCCCGCTGAACATCTGGCGGGAGGACCTGGAGCTGTTCATGTATGAGGGGCCAGTCGTTGGCTTCCGAGACCAATTCTTCCGGCGGGTAGCCACGCCCATGTGGGTGGCACACATGGCCTACAAGGACAAGAATGACCCGGAGCGCTTCGCCGCCGCGCGCATGGCTCTGGACAATTGCAAGGCGACGGACTGGCAGCTGGCCTGCAACCAGTGGCTGGACCGTCGCGAGGAGGCCGCCCGGCTGAAGGCCCAGGCGGAGTAGGGAGGAAGACATGTTGCATGATGTGCCTGCCAATGAGCGGCAGGTGGGTGGAAGCCATTACAAGGTCGCTGGGCGCGTGGAGCACTGGGACCTGGTCGAGCGCTACGGCCTGGGCTATCTGGAGGGCTGCGCTACCAAATACATCGCCCGCCACAGGGAGAAGGGCGGTCGCCAGGACCTGGAGAAGTCTCTCCACTACATTGAGAAGCTCATCGAGCTTCACAGCGAGCATGGCCGGGTGCCGCGCGGCGTCGTCCCAGCGCGGGTGGTGACTGAGTTCACTGAGGGCATGGGCGTGCACGAGCGCGGGGCCATCAACCTGCTCTGCCGCTGGGATTGCCTGGCTCACCTGGAGGCGGCGCACAAGGACGTGTCTGACCTGCTGCTGTAATGGCCAAGGCCGCGTCCCGACATCTGCAGTTTCCTCTGTTCGAGCCGGAGTGTGACTGGCATCCACCGGCCCTGGTCGACCTCCCCTCCTGGGCCGATGCCAAGCGGGTGGCAGTTGATACTGAGACCAAGGACCTGCACCTCAAGGAGCTGGGCATCGGGGCGCGGCGCGGCGGGCACATCATTGGTGTCTCCTTCGCGATCGAGGATGGGCCCAGGCACTATCTCCCCATACGGCACGAGGGCGGGGACAACCTGGATGAGCGGGGCGTTCTTGAATATCTCCGCGCCCAGGCGAAGACCTTCAAGGGCGACATCGTCGGTGCGAAGCTCGACTATGATGTCGACTATCTCCTGAACGAGGGCGTGGACTTCAAGGAGGCCACGCTGCGCGACATTCAGGTGGCCGATCCTCTCATCTACGAGCTGCACAACAGCTACTCGCTGCAGGCCATCGCCGAGCGCCACGGCCTGCCAGGCAAGGACGAGGAGAAGCTGCGGGAGGCGGCGCGGGCCTTCGGGGTCGACCCCAAGGGCGGCATGTGGCGGCTGCCGGGGCGCTACGCAGGGGCCTACGCTGAGGCGGATGTGGCACAACCTCTCTTGATCTTGCGAAGGCAAGAGAGATTGTTGGACGACGATGACCTATGGCAGGTCTGGAACCTGGAGTGCGCGGTGCAGCCGGTGCTGGTCCGCATGCGGCGGCGGGGCGTTCGGGTCAACATGGAGCGGCTGCGCGGCATCGAGGAGTGGTCGCTGGCCCAGGAGGCGGAGGCGCTGGCCCTGGTGAGGCACCAGACCGGCGTGCAGATCCAGCTGGGCGACGTGTGGAAGGCCGGGGCCATCGCCCCGGCGCTGGAGCACATCGGCATCAGACTGGAGACTACCTCCCAGGGCCAGCCCCAGATCGACAAGGACGTGCTCAGCGGGGTTGACCACCCAGTCGCCAATGCCCTGGGCTGGGCTCGCAAGGTCAACAAGCTGCGGACCACCTTCGCCGCCTCGGTTCGCCGCTACCAGGTCAATGGGCGCATCCACTGCACCTACAACCAGATCGCGCGCGAGGATGACAAGGGCGATCAGAAGGGCGCTCGCTACGGGCGGCTCTCCTGCACCGACCCCAACCTTCAGCAGCAGCCCAGCCGAGACGAGTTCGCGGCGCAGTGGCGCGCTATCTATGAGCCGGAGGAGGGGCAGCTGTGGTGCACCAACGACTACTCTCAGCAGGAGCCAAGGTGGACAACCCACTTCGCCGCCGTGATGGGTCTGCCCAAGGCGCAGGAGGCGGCGCGGGCCTACCACGATGACCCCACGCTGGACAACCACCAGTTCATGTCCGACCTGACCGGTCTGCCCAGGAAGTATGCCAAGTGCGTCTACCTCGGCGTGTGCTACGGGGAGGGCGGAGCCAAGCTCTGCCGCGACCTGGGGCTGCCCACCCGATGGGCGCTGGCCGGGCGCTGGAGCGGAGGACGGCGCGAGATCGACTACTTCGAGACGCAGGTAGAGTGCATGAAGGCCCGCATGGAGCAGGGCACCGGCTACGCCTTTGAGACAGCGGGCGAGCGTGGCCAGGAGATCCTGGATACGTTCGATGCGCGCGCTCCGTTCATCAAGCAGCTGGCCAAGGAGGCCGAGAAGCAGGCCAAGAACCGAGGGTATGTCAAGACCGTGTCCGGTCGACGCCTGCACTTTCCGCAGCGCCACGATGGCTCCTACGACTGGGCCCACAAGGCGCTCAACCGAGTCATCCAGGGCAGCTCCGCCGACCAGACCAAGGAGGCCCTGGTTGAGCTGGACCGGCAGGGATACTTCATACAATTGCAGGTGCACGACGAAATCGATTGCTCCGTCGCCTCGGTTGAGGAAGGAAAGGCAATCGCCGAGGTAATGCGGACCGTCCGCCTGGCCGAGGTTCCCTTCCGGGTCGACACTGAGATCGGTCCATCCTGGGGCGAGGCGGAGGAGGTAGCATGAGCGGCGGCATATTCACGGCGACACCGGAGCAGATGGCGAAGTGGGCGGAGGACTACATGGCCGCCCGCGTCCCGGACTTCGTCATTGGTGAGGACTATCTCCGCCGCTGGTGGGTAATACCCCGGAATGATCAGCTGAACGTCTACCTCCACGACATCCGCAAGAGCGACGACGACCGCGCCATGCACGACCACCCCTGGGAGAATACCTCCTACCTGCTGGTGGGCGGCTACATGGAGCACACTCCGGAGGGCACCTTCGAGCGGCGAGCCGGGGACATTGTACACCGCACCGCTGAGACCGCCCACCGGCTGGAGCTCATTCCTGGCGTGCGCGCCATCTCTCTGTTTGTCACTGGCCCCAAGGTTCGGGACTGGGGCTTCCACTGCCCCAAGGGCTGGGTGCATTGGAAGCTATTCACTGACTTCGACCCCGCCAGGGGCATCGTCGACAGCAGCCATACCGGGCGCGGGTGTGGGGAGATGGCATGATGGACGCCAACGAGTGGTATGAGCGGGAGTGCAAACTCAGCGAGACCACTGAGTTCACCAACGATCGGGACCATGGGTCCAAAGAGGGGTTCGAAACTGGCCCGTTTAGAGGATTTCCCATGGATCCAAAAAATTCTCCGGCTCGCGACACGTCTGGCTCGCAGATCAACAATTTAGCCAAGTGGGACGCCCGCTTCCTGGATATGGCCGAGACGGTCGCCCGCTGGAGCAAGGATCCCTCAACCAAGTGTGGCGCGGTGATCGTCCGCCCCAACAAGTCCATCGCCTCCCTGGGCTTCAACGGCTTTCCACGCGGCATGAGCGACGACCCATCGATCTACGCCGACCGGCCCAGGAAGCTGGCCCGCGTGATCCACGCCGAGATGAACGCGGTGCTCAGTGCCATGGAGCCGCTCCATGGATTTACCATCTACGTGACTCACCCGCCCTGCGACCGATGCTGCGCGCATCTGATCCAGGCGGGGCTGGGCCGGGTGGTGTTCCGCATCGACCGAGGCAGTGACTTCGAGGAGCGGTGGGCGGGCTCTCTGGAATTGGCCTACGCCATGTTCCACGAGGCCGGGGTGGAGGTGAGCGCGTATGAGCGAGAGCCACATGCGGGGACGGGTGCTTCAGTTGCTGCGCCATCTGGACGCGATGGCAGTGGAGAACCCAGCGCGTCCGGGGACGGCTGATGTCAACTATATCGAGGGATGGATCGAGCTCAAGCAGCTGCGGCGGTGGCCGCGCTCACCGAGTGACATCGTTCCCTGCGGCCACTTCCGCCCAGGGCAGCGGGTCTGGATCCGACGCAGAGCGCGCAAGGGAGGGCGCGTCCATGTTCTCCTCCAAGTTCATGCTGACTGGCTTCTTCTCCCAGGAGGGTGGGCAGCGGATAATCTGGGGCACACGACTCGGCTCCAGCTAGAGGACGCCGCCGTGGGGGTGTGGCAGGGAAGACTGAATGGCAAGGAGTTTGTAAAGTGTCTCTTGGAGAGCTAGAGCGACTGACGGGGCCGGAGCGGCTCCTGGTCGAGCGGCGGAGGAGGGGAGAGACCCAGGCCGAGGCGGCGGAGCGACATGGCGTGAGCCAGACCCGCTACAGCCGCTGGGAGCGTGGCCTGGAGGCCGACGGTGCCCTCCCCACGGTGAGGGTGGGCGGGCTCAGGCCGCACGAGCGATGCCTCCTCTACCGACGCCGCGCCGGGCGGAGCCAGTGGCAGGTTGCACGTGACCTGCAGCGTTGCAAGATGTGGGTCCGCCAGATGGAGCGGGGCGAGGTCGACTGCAGCGAGCTCATTGGCTATTGGGAGGCGTAGGTGTCCGCACCGAGGCCGGACAACGCCGGGGCGGTGGCCTTCCTCCGTCGCTGGGCTCCCCAGGGACCCTGGGTGCTCACCGCCATACGGCCAGACCGCAAGTCCATCAACACGGATACCTTCGGCCCAGGGAGGGAGGCGGAGCTAGCCGATTGGCTGGACCAATACAATGGTCGCTTCAACATCTACTTCCAGGTCAACCCACCGCTGGGAGAGACTGAGAAGAAGGCCAAGCGCGAGTTCATCCGCTCGATGGACTGGCTCCACGTTGACATAGACCCGCGCGCCGGGGAGGACATAGGTGAGGAGCGCGAGCGCGCCCTCCGGCTTCTCACCGAACGGCTCCCGACGAGCGTCCCTCCGCCCACTGTGGTCATCTTCTCCGGTGGGGGCTACCAGGGCTTCTGGCGACTGCAGGAGCCGGTGCCCATTGAGGGTGACCTGGCCGCCGCCGAGGACGCCAAGCGCTACAACCAGCAGCTGGAGATCCTGTTCGGGGCTGACAATTGCCACAACATCGACCGCATCATGCGGCTGCCGGGCACCATAAACCTGCCGGATGACAAGAAGGCCCGCAAGGGGCGGGTGCCGACCCTCGCCGAGCTTGTGCTGTTTGACGAGAGCCGGTCTTACCCCTTGTCTGACTTCACCGCCGCCCCGGCGCAGCAGATGGCGGGCGACACAGGGTTCAGCGGTGGCCAGACGGTCGAGGTCTCTGGGAACATCGAGCGGCTGGCCGAGGTCAACGAGCTCGACCAGTGGTCCGTTCCGGACCGCACCAAGGTCATCATCGTCCAGGGCCGCCACCCGGATGAGGCCAAGGCCGGGGACAACAGCCGCTCCTCCTGGGTATTCGATGTGGTGTGCGCCCTGGTGCGCTCCTCGGTGCCAGACGACGTCATCTTCTCAGTGCTTACCGATCCAGACTTTGGCATCTCGGAGAGCATCCTGGAGAAGGGAGCCAACGCCGGGAAATATGCCATCCGGCAGATTGAGCGCGCCAAGGAGCAGGCCATTGACCCGGTGCTGCGGGAGCTCAACGAGACCTTCGCTGTCATCGGCAACATCGGCGGCAAGTGCCGCATAGTGGAGGAGATCGAGGACGAGGTCATGGGTCGGACCCGGCTGACCCGCATGAGCTTTGATGACTTCCGAAATCGCTTCTGCAACCGCTATGTCAAGGTGGGCGAGGACAGCAAGGGCAACCCCATCATGAAGCCCGCTGGCGGATGGTGGATCAACCACCCCGCCCGCCGCCAGTACCGCACCATCGTGTTCGCTCCCAACAAGGAGATCGCCGGGTCCTACAACATGTGGAAGGGCTTCTCTGTGGCGGCCAAGCCGGGGGATTGCTCACTGTTCCTCGACCACCTCCGCGAGAATGTGTGCCAGGGGGACGAGCGGCTCTACACCTACCTCTTGGGCTGGCTGGCGCTGATGGTCCAGCACCCAGGCCGCCCTGGACATGTGGCCGTGGTGCTGCGCGGCGGGCGCGGCGTGGGCAAGAGCTTCGTGGCGCGTGAAATTGGTCGCCTGTTCGGTCGCCACTTTCTCCATGTATCCAACCCAAGCCACCTCATCGGCAACTTTAACGCCCACCTGCGAGACGCCATCTTCCTATTCGCCGACGAGGCGTTCTACGCCGGGGACAAGCGCCACGCCTCCATCCTCAAGACCCTGGTCACCGAGGACACGCTCCAGATTGAGGCCAAGGGTGTGGATGTTGAGACCGCGCCCAACTATGTCCACCTCATGATGGCCTCCAACGACGAGCACGTGGTGCCAGCCGGGGGCGACGAGCGGCGCTTCTTCGTCCTGGACGTGGGCGCGGGCCACCAGCGCGACCATGACTACTTCAAGGCCATCTTCGCCCAGTTGGAGAATGGCGGGCGGGAGGCGCTGCTGCATCACCTGCTGACCTACGACCTGAGCGAGTATAGGGTGCAGGACGTGCCCCAGACCCAGGCGCTGCGCGACCAGAAGGACCTGAGCCTGTCGGCCGAGGAGGACTGGTGGCTCAACAAGCTGGAGGAGGGCCTGCTGCTGGCCGAGAATGAGGGCTGGCCGGTCGACGTGATCAAGGATCACCTGGTCGACGACTACATAGACCACACCAAGCGGTGGAACGTCTCGCGGCGAGGCAACCAGACCGCCCTGGGCAAATTCCTCAAGCGCATGTGTCCTGGTCTGGATATAATTCAGAAGCTGGCCAAGGTGGAGCGGCCAACCGGCGATGGGTTCATCATCAAGGTCGAGAAGCGGCTCTACCACTGGATCGTGCCAGACCTGACCGCCTGCCGCGAGCGCTGGGAGAAATTGCACGGTGAGCGTGAGTGGGGACGGGTGAAGGAGCCCGAGCTCTCCACTGGAACTCATGGCGCGCCACCCTTCTAAAGTGACTTGCCTTGCGCAACAAAAGGCAGTAACAAAAGGCAATAAAGGGAGAGACCAATGAGCATCAGCGTTGGACTTGGGGACACCCAGACTGGCCGTCTGCTGCGCCTGACGCTGTCCGGCGAGGATCGCCTGCGGGCCATCCAGGAGTGGCGCGGAGAACGTGTGCGGTGGGCGCTCACAGCCGAGCATGGCCAGCGCTATCGCCTGGTATTCTACGCTGGCACCGGCGGAGTAGTCGGCCGAGATGTCAGCCTGCCCAGAGGGCGGGACATGGAGACCTATCATACCCACACCTGGAACAACAGGCGGCTTCCCGCCGACATGGCCCTGCTCCGGGAGCATGGCAGCCAGGGTGAGCTCGCCATCTGGGAGGGTGACAAGCTCATCGTCGAGGTGCGCAAGACCCAACTGAAGCGGCGGCGGTGCAGCTGCGCCACCCAGGAGCACCGCGTCATAGAGAAGGTCGGAGCGATATCTCGTGAGACCATTGACATCACCCCAGTTACGCCCAAGGAAAGGGAGAATGCCATGAGGACCGAGGCCATATACCACCTGAGCAAGGAGACCAGTGGCTCGCTGGCCTACACCCCGGACGAGGGCGACCTCTCCCTGGGCACGCTCTACATCCGCAAGGAGGGGCCGCTGGCCAAGGGCAAGCACAAGAGGATCCGCGTCTCCGTTGAGGCGCTGTAAGGAGAACACCAATGCAAGAACCCAAGGAAGAGATCACCCTGGCCGAGCCTCTGCGCGACCCGCTCAACTTCCGGCTGGACACGCCCGATCAGCTGGAGATCGTGCGCAAGATATCGGCGTTGCGAGAGGAGGCTGGAAGCGAGGCCCAGCAGATCCGCGAGCGGCAGATGGCTGAGCAACAGGCCTACAGTGAGCGCTACGCAGAGCGCAACAAGGAGCTGTTTGGACAGCTGCTGGGACTGCTCGGTGTGGAGACCAGCCAGGACGAGCTGGAGACCCTCATGCTGGACACCGAATATCTCGACCAGCATGGCATCGCCTTCCTCAAGGAGGAGCGCGAGTGCCCCAATTGCGGTGGAGAGGGCGGTGGCCTGGCGGCGCTGCTCGGTGGCCTGGCCGGTGGAGGCCGCACCCACTTTTGACCCCATCCCGCCCCGGCCCGCTCTCCCTGGGCCGGGGCAACTCACGGAGAGAGCCGATGACCCGCAAGACCATTGCTCAGTTGGAGAGCCAGGTCCGCTCCCTGGCAGAGAGCCTGGCCACCTCGCAGCAGCGCGAGAGTGAGTGGAAGCGCCGCTGCGGCGAGGCGGAGGGCGAGCTCCGGGCGCAGCGGGACATCACCCGCGTGGCCGAGCGCGAGGCCGA